GACTGACCAGTCACTGTACTTCCCGAAGCAGCAGTAGAACTTACTGTTACATTGTAGTTGCGAACAATTGCCAACTCAGCCGCTGAAAGCGACAAAGATGCTTGGATGTAATACGTCTGATCTGGATCAGTGATTACAAAGAATTTAATATCCGTGGCACTCAAGCCCCCGTTCCAATAGCGGGAAAACTTCTGCTCTCCATTTTCTACATATTGACAGCCCATGAAAACCCCTGAAGGTTTCAGAGTTGCCGCAATGAAAGGCGAAATCGTTGCAAAGTTTGCACCCGGAAGAACTACCGGATCGCCTGTGAAAATGTTATTAGAGGGCGACTGAGCCTGACCCGTTGAGGTCAACGTAATCATGTCAGTCACGGCTTCGTTATTGTAGCCACCACTCTTTTTACGAGCAGGAATGAAACCACGAAATGCTTTAGTAGTAGACATTGTTTCATCTCCTTGTTATGAAGAAAGCTAGTTCTGAAAAGAAGGTCGCCTTCCTCGTGTTGTTACCGATTTACTTGTGTTAGAGATAGGCATACGAGAATCAGAGTTTTTCATAAGCTGGGCGTTTACTGCATCCATCATATCATTTGCTTTGTTTTCATAATGCTTTCTCCGGGCATTTACCTTGCCAGCTGGCATTTTAGCCAATGCTAAGTCTCCACGACAGACTGTACCAAGGTAACGGCCTTCATCCCTCACGAAGGATGTAACAGCCATTTCGGGAACTTCATCAGGAGTTACGAAGACCCACCCTGCCTGTTGTTTCTTACCAACATTAGTGATGTCGTCTTGACCTTTTAACGATATACGCAGCCAACGAAGGGCCATACCTTCACTGTCATAACGTGCTTTTACTACCTCTGGGATAGTGAGGGCATCGGGTTCCTCATAGGTCCATTGATCTTCTCGTAGATTCTGTTCTCGTAGATTGTCACTACGTGTTTCATTTCGTGTTGTATCCATTTTATTCTCCACGCTACTATTTTATATCTGTATAGTCGCCATCAGCTTGATGTACTTTAAGCTTTTGGGCGGCATACGTTTCAAGAGGTATATTCCATTTTTGGGCAAGCCTTAAATCTTCTTGCGAAAGCTTAACCTTTTTCCTAGAACTCGGAGAAGAGCGAGAACTCCCCGACACCACTTGAGCAGGACTTGACGTAGTTTCCTGAACACGTTCTTTGTCTTCTTCAAACTTATGTGGAAAAGACGTTTTAATTCGGTTATCAATTTCTTGATAAAAATCATTATCACTTGGATCATATCCTTCATTCTTTAGCTCCGCATCAATAGCAAGTGCAGCCGCAGTCATCACATTGTCTTTACCAAACCAATTATTATCTGATGCCCACTGTTCTGCTTTAGGATCAGACACTGCTTGTGGAACCTGCTGCTGTTGTGCCACTGGCTGTTCCACAGCTTGCTGTGCTTGTTGTGCATAACGTGCTTTAGCATTATTGACTGCTCTTAAATCACCTTGTGCTTCGTTTAACATTTCTTGAGCATTAAGAAGTTTTTCTTTTTCTCCTTCATCAAATGCTTCTAGGTAGACTTCTTTTGCTAACGCTATCTTATCTGTTAGCTGTTTCTCTGACATATCAAGAGTACGTTTACCCATACTCTGTACTTCATTCTCTTTACCCAATAACTTTTTATTTAGTTCTTCATTCTGTATTTGTAAAGATACTACTTGTTCTTCACGTTCTTTTCTTTGTTTGACAAGTTGCCTAATTCTTTTTTCAGCACCAGCCGTTTCAATTCCTTCAAGTTCTTTAGGCTCTTCAATTTCAGTGTCATCTTCTTTAATCTCTTCTTTAGCTTCCTGTTTAACTTCAGGCTCTTCAATTTCATATTCTACTTCACCTTGGGATACTTCGACAGTACTCCAATCATCGTTCTCAATCATTATATTCTCCGTTGCTTACGAGACAAACGTCTTACGTAATAATTTATTGTTATACTATTATACCATACTTATTGGCTTATCACAAATCAGTTAGAGCCTTTTCCTAAATTAAATGTAGGATCAAGATTCTTTGGATCACTTACTCGCATAATTACCTGATCATCAAACAATAGTAATAGTTTAACATTCTGATAGTATAGCTTTGTTCCTGCATGTTTACCGTAGCATACGTAGTCTCCTACCTTACACCAGTCCCCATTGGGAAACTTATCTACATCTTTGTAAGCCAAGTCTCCTAATGCGATTACCTTACCTACAGTCGTAAGATAACTCATATCATCCTTAGTGGAATCAGGAATAAAGATACCACCCTTTGTTTTATTCTTTACTGTCAAGGGCCTTACTAAAACATGAAAGCCCGGTAGTTCTGGAAGATCAGCTGGGTCACTTACTTCATCTTCAATATCAATCCATTCGTCATTCTTCATTGCATTACCCATTTGTACCTGTCTCATTTAATCCTCTTTATACATCCTTTTTTTAATAATTTCTGTTAGGTTTGTTCTTGCCCACTCCAGACCTTGTACAGAACCTACAAGTTGTCTGTAGTGGGCAAAATCTTCAGCAACACCATTACTCAGTGATACTTTTAATCTCTCGATTTCTTCGTTAAATTCTTGCACAACTTCATCCCACATTTCCATCTGGGTTACAGTGAAGCCTTCTTAGTGCTTTTCTTTGGGGCTGGAAATTCATAAGAAGATTTGTCCCATTCATTGAGAACACTTCGTGAACCACGTCCACCCCATACTTCAGCCTTGGGTGCATCACCAAAACCTTTTGCAGTATTCTTTACATGCTCCGAATACCCTTTACCTTTCGTCATCATTAGCTGTCTCCCTTTTTCATTTCTTCTATTGCTACACGTGATAGTGTATTAACTTTAGTATTCTCTGTATCTTTTTCGTCTTTCATTTTTTCAACTTCTATCTTAGCAAGATTATTCATTGCTGATAATTCTTTCTTTGCTTCTCTATCTGCTTCAGCTTTCTCACGTTTAAAGTTATCAGTAGCACCAGACTCAAGCATATCAAGTATCTGTTCATTCTCTTTAAGATCAAGCTCTTTTGTTTTAAGTTCAAGTTCAGCGGCATTGATTGTTGTGTCAGCTTGAAGCTTCTGTTGCTGTAGTTTAACCTTCTCCTGTTCAAGAGCAACAAGCTGTTGTTCTGGTGTTGGAGCAGGTGGCTGTTGATTGGCTTGCATAACTTTCTGTGCAGCCTCCGCCATAGCCATCTCAACAACAGTAGACTGTCCCTGTTGTTCTACTGGAACTTGCTGTAGCATCTGTGATGTAACACCATTCATTTGTTCTTGATACTTCAGTACAGAGTGTTCTTGTATGTTAGACTCAAGTACAGGTTTGATCCTAGCCATAATAGGATTGGCACCATTCTGAGGGTCTTGGAGATACATCATCTTAACTTGTATATGTGCATCATGGTTCTGTGATGGGAATGCCGCAATAGGCAGACCCTTTGTAACAGCCATGATATCTGAAACAGGATCAAGAGGTTGAGGCTCAATCTTTGGTGGAAGTATCTGCTCTAGGTTAGGCATATTAGCAGCACTAAGAATAGTTCTATTTAATTCCTCAATGTTAAACATTCCCGGTGGGGATTGCTGTGCCATCTGCAAAGCCATGTTAGACAACATCATACGATGTGCATTGGATGGGATGTTAGGATCAGAGACAGGAATAATATCTACACGTCCATCAAAGTCAGCCTTGAAGATATCACGATCTTCAAAAGGTACTTGGTATGGATACTTATCAGGTAGATAATCATAATCTATCTGTGCAAGGATTCTAAATTCATCCTTCTGTGATTTGTGTAATCTCTTATGGATTGCAGAGAAGAACTTACTTGAAGCTTCTAGCAATGCCATTGTAGTACCCACGGGTCCATAGGAGGCAGCATCAGAGATAACTTGCTCAGTACTGTCCGCAAACTTCTGACCAGCAGCAGTCACGAACCCAAGCATCTGGAAGAGCGTTTGGGAAGGCTCTTTATAGGGCAGGGGAACAATTGCCCTTGATAAATCAATACCAGTTGCTTCGACCTCCTTGAACTCGCCGGGGGCGATAGGATCGTTGTCACCAACCATCCGCACTCCCTTGGCCTTAAATCCGCCCGGTAAATTGGCAAACTGTCCTGCATCTATAAGGGAGCGCATTGCAGCAGTTGCCGACATGGTGAGGTTACCGAGGAAATGGATAAGGCCCAACCCGTAGAAACCAAAGCCGGGAACAAACCTATAATGAACGAAGTGACTTCGTTTCTCTTTGTTTGCATCATCTTGCTTGTAGTTTCTACGAATACTTAAAACTTGTCTTGACTGTTCTTCAACAGTTACGATATAAGGGCAGGGCACACCCTCTTCTTCAAGATCAAGATAACAATGTTGTTCTAAGATAACATACTGTGGATCAGAATCATATGATGGAGAAAGACCAAGAATATTATCTATCTTAGTGGCAAACCCTGATGCAGAAAGCTGGGCTGGTTCAGGAAGTTCAATGTCTTTGTAGACACCAGACATCATATCCAACTTCATATCTACTGGGCTTTTTTGAATTACATGAGTATAACGGTCCGCATTTCTGAGATCGTTTGCGTAGTAAGACACATAGAACTGGTCTATGGGAATAAATTCTGATACGGGCCTTTTCAGTGTAGCATTATAATAAACTTTTTTGAATGCTGAACCTATCAGGGGTAGATGAAAAAGCATTCTTTCAAATTCATCGAAGTACTCAGGCATCTGTTCAGTAAGCTGGAAGTTCATAAAGTTCTGAACTCTGTTGGCTTGCATCTCTTTCTCTGGTGTAGCCGCACCAAGTATCTGTGCCTTGACGGGACCACTGGCAGGGAAGAGTTCGCCTGAAGCTTTTGATTGAAACTTGACAGCCGATTCAATTAGAAGGGGATGTACAGCAGTACATGCACCTTGGAATGGTTCTGAACCTTCTTCCAGCTTGAGACCAAGCAGGTCAAAGCCTCGTTCAAACATAGACTCCCATTCAGCACGACTATCTTTATCAGCATTGAAGTTCTCAATTACATCACTAGCAATATCTTGTAGTTCTTCTTCATCAAGGTCTTCACTTAGATCACCATACCACTCACTGATTTCTTCTGATGGTTCCATGACTGCATCTTCTTCTGAAGAGAAGTCTACAATTACACCACCGTCATCAGGATCAATCTCAATAGAGACATTAGAATTTTCTTCAGGCATCATGGCTACTATATTAGTCTCTGTAGCTTCAGGTATCTTATCAAAGGGATTACGTTCTGTAGCCATTAACTATACTCCATCAAACCACGAAGACCACCACCACCCATTGCAGGGACACTTGGTGGTGCAAACCTCTTGGCAGCTTCATCATATGTTAAACCATATGCTGCTGCAAGAGTAGCAATACTACGATTTGGTCCTGAAGGTTCGTTATAGATAGGACTTGCTAATGCTAATGTTCTACGATAATCTGCATTAGCGGCTGGTCCTATTGGTGGTAAATAAGAACGATACTCTTGAAAAGAAGAAGGAATAGCAGGAGTACCTCTTTCTGCAAAGTATTTTTCCATAGGAGTTTTTGGTACTACTTCTGCTTTTTCTTCAGGTAAAGAGGGTTTTATTATTTTTTCAGGATCTCCTGAATCAACACTTCTCAATCCTTGTACATCTGGTTGTATAGCAGAACTTATATTACGACCTTCTTCAGCATAAGCTGCTTGAAGTTCAGCATCAGTCATACCACCTAAAGCTGCTCCACCATAACCCGGTTGTCCCGGTCCCGGCATGAAGTCTGCACCTAAACCATATTCAAAGCCACCAAAGTCAGCACCGGGGTCATCCTGCCCATAAGAC